TATCGCTGAGGTATCAGGTCAAGCAGTATCAACTCAGAAGGTAATCGGTGCCGCGTATAACGCAGCCCCTTTATCGACGAACGCTTCTGCTACAGACACTCCGCCTTGGGCTACATCACCAACAACCCAGGCAGCACCAGTATCCGCTGGGGCACCAATGGCGACCCCACCGCAACAGTCGGCTCCTACGTGCATCCACGGTCCAAGAAAGCACTTGAGCGGAGTCAGCAAGAAGAACGGCAAGCCTTACTCAATGTGGGTTTGCACCCAACCGCAGGGCGCGGACCAGTGCGCACCAGCGAACTAACGCAGGATAAATTAATATAGGATTGGTGAAGGGGTAGTTATTAGGGGAAGGTGACTGCCCCTTCATCAACATTAGACAGGAGAAGTCAATTGGAAAAAACTTTAGAAGTACATTTGCAAGAACTGCGTGAGCAGATTGCTCAAGAGATTGAACAAGTTGCAAAAGAAAACGATACTCAGATTATACCTTTGGGTATTGCGCTTTCTATCGCAAGGGATGCTAAGTGAAGACCCTTGTACGCACAGTCGGCAGGTCCGACTCAGGTGGCGAACCGCTACCATCAGTATTCAAAGCATTCGATGCTAATAAGATTACACCACGCAGAGCAGAAGTCTCTATGTTTGCAGGGGTTCCAGGTGTAGGTAAATCCACCCTCTCACTTGCAATGGCACTACATATGGGTGTGCCTACCCTCTACATCTCGGCAGATACCAACGCACACACTATGGCTATGAGACTAGCCTCTATGATTAGCGGTAAGAATCAGACAGATGTAGAACAGTTGATGAACACTGACCCTGACTGGACTAAGGCTGTGCTCAACAAGAGTCGTCACATTGTCTGGTCATTCGAATCTAGCCCAACGCTAGAGGATATAGTCGAAGAGGTTATGGCATTCGAAGAACTCTGGGGCACTAGCCCTGAGGCTATCTTCATCGACAACCTAATGGACATTGCCACAGACGGAGGCGAAGAGTTTGCCTCTATGCGTGCGGTTATGAAGGAGTTAAAGTATCTTGCTCGTGCTACTAACGCTGCTATTATTATCCTACATCACACTTCTGAGGGTGTGCCTGGTGCGCCTTGCCAGCCACGTTCCGCCCTCCAAGGCAAGGTCGCTCAGTTACCTGCTCTCATATGCACTCTTGGTGTTGTTGGCACTTCTATGGCTGTCGCTCCTGTAAAGAATAGGTATGGCCGAGCGGATGCCAATGCAAATCTGATATGCTGGTTGGCGTTCAATCCAGAGTGGATGTATATGGCAGACTTGCCAGATAGCGTAGGGATATAAATGATAAGAGAAGAAGAAGACGACCTAACACAAGAGATGCGCCAGTTAATTCTTGCCAAGGCAGATGAATTGATTGCAACTTACATCTCAAAGATTGAAGATGCAAAGCCACCAGTAACTGATGACTTCACCGAAGGTGTCAATGCTGGTATGAACTGGGCTATTCGTATCTTGAATAAGGATAAGAGTGCATCGTAGTGCCTAGTCAATCGAGGAAGCATAGGGGATATAGAAGTCAGAAGGTGGGTGCTATGCACCTTGCCGAATCTATCTTCCCTTATGCTGAATCAACAGGTGCTGGGCGTAGCGGTAGTGATATCACTGGCACGCCTGGCATCGACTGGGAAGTAAAGGCTCGCACTGGATTTAATCCTAGTGCAGTAATGAAACAATTAAAAGATAGAGAGTCAGGCAATCTAGGGATTGCACTGCTCCGATTAAATGGACAGGGGGAACAAAGCGTGGGAGATTGGGTATGCCTACTCAGGTTCGATGATGTAATAGAGTTACTTAAGAAGGCAGGTTATGGTGAGAGCAATTGACAACGACCTACCTTCAGTCAAAGCAATCCTTGAACACTACGGAGCCAGCCTTCGTTCTGACCACGGACAGATTAACTTACGGTGTCCCTTCCACGGTGACTCACACCAGAGTGGTACGGCGAACTTGGACAAGAACATCTTCATCTGCTTCGCCTGTGGAGTACAAGGAAATAGTTTGCAACTCATATGTCAGCAAGAGGGGGTAGATATACGTGAAGCAAAGCGTATCGCAGAAGGAATTACTGGGACGAGCAGCAAAAAAGTACGCAGCGAGTATTCATCAGGCGCAAGATTACCTAGAAAACAGAGGAGTCACAGCGGAAGTAGCACGTCAGGCTTGGCTCGGCGTAGTTACGGAACCTGAGGTAGGTCACGAGCAGTACGCAGGTCGCCTTGCTATCCCTTACATCACTAAGACTGGTGTGGTAGATATCAGATTCCGCTCACTCAACCCAGCGGTAGAGCCTAAGTATATGGGTATGCCTGGGTCAGATACCAAGATGTATAACGTGCTAGATATAGAACGTGCTGGCAATTACATTGCCATATGTGAAGGCGAGATAGATACTATTACTCTATCTAAGTGTGTGGGAATCCCAGCAGTGGGAGTACCTGGCTCTAATGCGTGGAAGAAACACTACACAAGATTGCTCGCAGACTTTGAGCGAGTCTTTATCTTTGCAGATGGAGATACATCAGGTCGTGACTTTGCTAATGCACTTACCCGTGAGTTGCCGGTGACTGTGGTAAATTTACCAGATGGTGAAGATGTCAATTCAATGTACGTATCTCACGGCGCTGAGTGGTTCAAGTCAAAGGTAGATGTATGACCCACGATGAATTGATATCTACCATCAACAATGGCATCACGATGGTTGGACAAAGGATGGCAACGCACGAAGAGGATGCGCTTCTATATCGCAAAGCCCTTCGTGCAGTAGTGGAATTACATCAGCCCTACAAGAATGGTGCTTGCGCTGGATGTGCTACAGATTATGCGGTAGAAAACATTTGGACATATCCCTGCCCAACTATTCAGGCGATAACCGAGGAACTTAAATGACTCACGATGAATTGCTGACAAAGAAATACCCCAATGCCAATAATGCTCAGATTCAGATGGCTGAATTATCTGAATCATATTGGCGCAAAAGAATTGCCAAAGAACTTTTAGATGCTATGAACTGTTCTTGTGAAACCTACGATGATTGGGTTGATGCTAAATTGAATAATCGTCCAACAAAAGAGCGATTTAACTGGTGCGAGCATCACAAATTAGCCCAGGTTGCAGAGTTTGGAGTGTATTACTGATGACACACGATGAATTGCTGGCAAAGATAGAAAACAATGGAACTTTAGAAACTGAATTAATATGCACTTGCCCACACAAAGAAGTTAAAGAAATAAAAACAAGACCGCATAGAAACGATTTAGCCCTGCGTGCAGTAGTGGAGATTTTAAAATCCTATAATGATGGGGTGCAGCGAGTCAATCCAGAGTTTAATCAGGGCGTACTTGCTCTATCTAATATCATTAAAGATGCTATAGAAAAAGAGTTGGCGTGAGCGACGAGCATCTACCTGAGCGGTACTGTCACGAGTGCAATACGGAGTTCGAAGATTCCTTTGCACTGATAGACCACTTGCTACCAGAGGATGAAGAGTTCGACCCGTACTACCTGTTGCCCAATGGGTTCAAGTTGATGATGGGTTCGCTACTGCGCTACATCTATGGTCACGCAGAGAAGCCAGATAAGATTCGCAACCTCGCACAATCTACATACATCACGCTCTTTGCAGCGGAGATGGAGTATGAAGGAGTCGAGGAGTTGGTAGAAGATATGGTAGTATCCCAAGCGATGTCAGGACTTGACACGGAACTAGAAAAGTTATTGAGGACAGATGACGACGAGAGCAGAGAGTGAAGAGATATGGCAGATTATAACCCTACTGGCAAACCAAGGCTTGAACGTGCAGGCGTACAGCGTGGAGGGCCACTACCTCAAGGTAACCCTATCAGTTCCACTTTTGAGCAGGATGTAAGGGATACACTCAAGGAGTTGGGTGACCTGCTTATCTCTAAGCACCGTGACTACGGGCCTAAGAACATCTCTCAGTCTCCAGGTGGTCCGCTCAATGGACTGCGTGTGCGTATGCACGATAAGACTGCACGCATTAACAACCTGCTAGATAATGGTGGTGCTGCACAACACGAACCACTAGAGGATTCATTCAAAGACCTTGCTAACTATGGTATAATAGGCTTACTTGTTTTGCGAGGAAAGTGGGATAAATGAAAGAGCAGGAACTATTCAACTGGCTTAAGGAGAATAAGTTCCCCGACCTCATTCACTCCCCTGAAATCTATGATGGCTTTGACTGTACCTCTGAGGCGCAGAAGTTATTCATTGAATTAAAATCAAGGCGAACGCATTACCCTGACTTACTGATTGAGAAGATGAAGTATGACTTCTTGTTATCCGAATCAAGTAAGTTGGGGCTTTCGCCTTGGTATATTAAC